CGTATGTAATATTACACTGTGTTAAAACACACTCACCTATTCTATGTAAAAAACCATTGGGTGACCCCATACCGTAACAAAATTGTATCTCAAAAGTTGCAGGCACATTGAATACTCTTGACGTATTCATATCACCAGCAAAACTTGGTGACATATAAAACCTAAACATCTCTGCAATTTTCTTCACGTTAATCGCTTCTGACTCTGATTTAGGCATACACTTAAAGGAAAAAGAAAACTCTCTACGATTTATTCCTTGAAATATCATTTCCATTCTATTATTAAAAACTTTACCTGACTTAATCTGAGCTGCAGTTGCAACTGTTCCCCCTGCCGTTTTTGCAGCTCCAGTAAGTGCGTCTATCACATCTTGTTTAAAATTAGTATTTTTAAATGCAGCTCTTATTTCACCCTCACTAATACTTTTTCCTGCCTCAGTAAGTGAACCAGCAAATGAACCAAGTTCTGTTTCACCATAAGCCATCGCAGTTTGCACTGCAACCGTAGCGGGCATATACATTGCAATACTACTTTCTGTTCTTTTTCTAGGAACTCTTCGTACACTTAGTGTGGAGTTTGCACCACCAGAAGCTGAGTAACCACCACTGGCAGCTATTTGTTGGTCTGGTGGTAAGTCTGATACAGTATGTTGTCTTTGAGATATTCTACCACTACCAGTATTATAACTCATCTTTGCGTTTACTTGTTCTTTCATAAAGAACTGCACATAGTGTCCTTGGTCAATACTACCCAAATCTTCTGGATATGCAATCGCTTCACCCCTAAAGGGATTGTTTAGTTTTGCATATGCACTCTGGTCTACTCCACCCCTACGACTTGTGGGTAATCCTACACCAGAACCAAGTTGTTTATTAATCTGGGTGTTGATTTTGTTAGTTGCACGATTAAGTGCAACATTACCCAACTCTTTTAGAAAACCTCTTAACATCTTTATAAATATCCTTGTAAATATTTAGGTGAATTATCATGGCATATCGTGGAAAATACTTTCCTTCAAATACTAAAAAGTACAAAGGTGACCCTTCAAATATTATTTATCGTTCTTTGTGGGAAAGGAAGTTTATGGTTTACTGTGACCGAAACGAGAAAATAGTAGAGTGGGGTTCTGAGGAATTCTTCATACCGTACCGTTCTCCACTTGATGGTAAGATACATAGATATTTCCCAGACTTCTATGTTAAGGTAAAAACACCAAGAGGTATGAAAAAGTGGATAGTTGAAGTCAAACCAAAGGCTCAGACCAGACCACCAAAGACACCAAAAAGAAAAACATCAAGATACATAAATGAAGTTCGTAACTATGCAATCAATGATGCAAAGTGGAAAAACGCAACTGAGTATTGTAAAGACAGAGATATGGAATTTATCATCATTACAGAAGATGAACTTGGTGTATAAATATTTGTATGAATAGTGAAGAACATAATAGGATACTGGGAGAGGTTGTAAAGAACTTAGAACAAGTATATGACCCAGAGATACCTAGTGTTTCAGTCATACATTTAGGTTTAATATATGATATAGAAATATTAGAGGATAATACCGTAGTGAAGATAACACATACTCTTACAAGTGCATTTTGTCCTATGGCAGACGAGATAAACACAAATATCAAAAATGCTGGTATGGTAGAAGGAATAAAGGAGTCTATCGCAAACTGCACGTTCTCTCCACCATTCAATATGGACATGGTGCCTGAAGAAACAAAACTTGCGTTAGGTTGGTTCTAATGGCAGAAGAAACATATTTCGATAAAATCTCAAAACAGATTAAGACTGGAAACGAACCCTTTAGATGGTATCGTAATCGTATTAAGGAATTAGGAACACCTACCACAGCAGAACTCCTACGGTCTGGTAAACTTGCGAAACGTCCTCATGAGGGTTTTCTAAATATGTACATATATGCACCTAAACTAAAAGACAAGTTACCATATTATGATACGTTTCCTTTGATTATGTTCTTGAAACCAGCAGAAAAAGGTTTCTATGGATTGAATTTTCATTATCTACCATATGCATTAAGAGCGAGACTATTAGATGCGGCTGGACAAGATAGATTAAATGTGAATGAGGTTATTAAAAGCAGGTTGACAAAACCAACTATTAAAAGGTACTTGTTTGGATATTTAAGGTCAATGTGTTTAAGAATAGAACCAGAGGATAATCTAACTGCAATTATGTTACCAGTGCAAAGATTTAAGAAAGCATCAGACAATAGAGTCTGGGGTGATTCAAGGAAGATGATTTAATGTCAAAATTTAATTTTTCAAATACGTTAGGTGGTGCAGCTTTTGGTAGTCTAAATGCGTTCTTATCACACAACGCATCTAGAGATGGATACTCAAAACCCAATAGATATGAAGTTATGATTTATTTACCAGCAGGAGTCTCTGGTGCATCTGTTCAAGATGCTGGTGAGTCTGCAACAAACGTCAAAGGTCTTAAAAATAGTGAGGCTGCAAGAAGAGTGTCTTTTAGATGTGACTCAATATCAATTCCAGGCAGAAACCTAAGAACCCAATTAAACGGTAACATATATGGGCCTCCTCATGAAATAGTGCAAGGGATAACATTTGGTGAACTACAAGCAACATTCTATCTTGGTAACGACTTAGGTGAGAGATACTTCTTTGAAGAATGGCAAAAGACAACATACAACCCAACAACATATAATATTAATTATTATAAAGAATATGTTGGTGCATTAGAAATATATCAATTGAACGAACAAGATGAGAGAACATATGGTTGTCGTTTAGTTGAAGTATTTCCAAAAACGATTTCCCAGATTGATTATTCGCATGGTACGACTAATGCAATTAATAAAATTACAGTCGGTTTTATGTATAGATATTGGGAAAACATTGCGACTGATGAAAAGAAAGCAAGTCTAGAAGGTAAACTTCAAGATATACTTGCGAACTCCATTTTACGACAAGTACAGACAAGAGTTCCAAATGTTTTGAGGCGATTATTTTAATTATTAATAGGAGAATATAATATGGCTTTACCAAAGTTGAACAACCCAACATATGAACTGGTTGTACCATCCACAAAACAAAAAGTATCGTTTCGTCCTTTTCTCGTAAAAGAACAGAAGATACTTATGATTGCACAAGAGTCAAATGACCCAGCGATGATGACACGAACTGTTTGTCAGTTGGTTGAAAATTGTGTTGATGGAATAGATGATGCAATGAAACTTCCTACATTTGATGTAGAATATATGTTCATGAGATTAAGAGCGGTATCAGTTGGTTCAAAGGTTGAATTGATGATGATGTGTGAAGATGAAAAAACTCAAGTTCCAGTTGAAATAAATATTGATGATATTGAAGTGTCATCAATAGGTGACCATAAAACCACCGTTATGATAACAGATAAGATTGGAATGACATTTAGATATCCAAACATGAAAGATGTTGCTAAATATGCAATAGATGGTATGTCAAATGTTGACATAACATTTGGTATTATTCAAGATTGTTTAGTTAATGTATTTGATGAAAATAATGTATACGATGAAATGAATCCAAAAGAACTACAAGAATTTGTAGAGTCTATGACTACAGAACAATTTTCTGGTGTTCAAGGATTCTTCGATAGTATGCCTAAACTTCGACATGAAATTGAATATGAAAATCCTAATACGAAAGTGATGAATAAAACTGTGCTTGAGGGGATGCAAAGTTTTTTAGTGTAGCCCTTTCTCATGAGAGTCTTACAAGTTATTACAAGTCTAATTTTAGTATGATGCAACATTACAAATACAGTTTGACAGAGTTAGATGATATGATACCTTGGGAAAGGGAAATATATTTGGGATTACTAAGACAATATATTGAAGAAGAGGTAGAACGACAACGACAAAGAGAGAGGAGTCGATAATGGCCGTAGAAGTAACTGTTGACCCAGAGGTTGTAAAAAAAGTTGATAAAAATGGTGATGGTCACATTTCACAAGAAGAAATGGAGATGAATTTGGAATTTAAA